ATTCGATCTGCAAGAAAGAGAATCGCAGCAGCGCGTTGATGACATGGAGTCGACGCTAATTGACGAATATGACGAGGCGGCGGCGCTGCGCGAAACAGATGAACTGTTGGTAGAGGTAGAACGGTTGAAGGCAGAGAATGCCGACGATCCGCTGTTGTCCGAGGCTGTTAAGATAAGCGAGCGAGAACTCGCTGACGGTGATGAAATTATTGCGAACACGCGCCAAACGTCTGCCGGTTTCCGACAGGCAGCAACGTGTATACTTGGCGGGGTTGATTAATGGCAAGTTTTAAAGAATGCGTTTCAACGATCCGGCAAGCCGCACCGAATTTGTCTGAACAACAAGCGCAAGAGCTGTTTGATGAAGTCCATGATATTTACGATGGTCTGAAGGCTGACGGCAACGTTGCTGACCTGGAAGCAGAGTTGACGCGCGCTGTCGAAAAGCGCGTTGGCGAAGAAGAGCGGGCCGCAATCAACGAGAAGCGTATGCGCGCCCTTAACTACAAAACGCGTATGCGCTTCATTCAAAAGCTGCGGCAAGTTCCAGATAAGGATGTGCCACGCTTTTTGGAAAGCATCCTTGCAGGCGAATACGGCAACAGCCCGTACAAGACTTCGATAGAGCGCACGTACCTCGCGCTGGAACGTGACACGGTCAGCGTGTTCTTGCGTGACATTGAGAAAGAGGGTCTGGACCGCAGTCAGGCGATCAGCTTCTTACGCCGTTCAGAAAACGGCGAGTTGCTGATGCGCGAAAGCTATGAGCCGGGAAGCACCGGCAACGATACAGCACGCATCATTTCTGAGGCGATGGAGAATGCGAACGAGCGTTTGCGGAAGATGGCGAACAAGTACGGCGCTGACATTGCGCGGATACCGGGTTATCTGGTCAAACAGACCCATGACAACATCAAGGTCCATCGGGCGGGAGTGCAACAATGGACGGACGACATTCTGCCGCTGCTCGATGAAGAGCGCACGTTCGGTGTGAGGGGTCTGGATGACGCGGCGAAACGCAAGCATCTGGAAAGTTCTTGGGAAACGATTCTTGAAGGTAGACGCGACGACAGTATCAAGGATTTGTCTGCTCCGCCAGGGTACAAGGGACCGGGTAACCTAGCAAAGAAGCTAGGGCATCATCGGTCACTGCACTTTAAGGACGGCCAGTCGGCTTGGAAGTACATGAAGGACTACGGTTTGCCGGATGTCGGTACATCGTTCTTCGGCGGTGTGAATATGATGGCGCGCAATAGTGCAACGTTGCAGCATCTTGGACCTAACCCGAAATTTATGATGGATGAATTTATAGAACGCGCGAAACTTAAGTTGGGTGCCGGGGAAGCAAAAAAAATCAACGCAGATTATATTGACCGTTTATACCAAGAGATAACGGGCGTCGGGTCAATCTTGCCACAATACGACACAAAGGGATGGCTGCTGGCGCGCGGCATGAATTTGGCAAGGAACTTGTCAAACGCCGCTCTTCTCGGCGGTACGGCAATTACAAGTCTTGCTGACCTAGGAACGACGGCCGTGAGGCTTAATTCAATTGGTGTTTCGTTTTTCAAAGCACACACGGCCACGTTAGATGTTTTTACATTGCGCGGTCGTCGCAGTGGTGAATTGCGTGAGGTTGCCGACAGCATTGGCCTGGGAATAGATAGTTTGATATCTGGCGTGCAATCACGCTGGACGGGCAATGACGGCATTAATGGTCAAGGAACGCATCTCGTTAGTACGGTAATGCGTGTGACGGGAATGAATTGGCTCAACGACACAATGAAAACGTCAGTGGTGTTGACGTTATCAAATTACATTGCAAAGCAAGCAGGTAAAACGTTTGATGAAATTCATCCACAACTGCGCCGAGAGATGGCAGGTTATGGAATTACCGCAGACGACTTCGCCGCTATCACTGCGGCGGTGCGTGATCTTGACGGTAAAAAGTACGTTGATCTTGATGAAATAGCCGACCGGGATATTGCTGCGCGGGCGCAAGAGTTTTTTGGCGGTTTTGCTGACAGCGCTGTCCTTACGCCGGGTGCAAGAACAAACGTCTTGATACGAGGCGGCAAGCGAGGCGATCCGTTTACCGAAATGCGAATGGCATTTTTTCATTTAAAATCTTATAGCATTGCGTTCTATCAAGATATTTTATCCCGCACATGGAGCAGCGGGGGCGCGGGGGTCGGGATAGGGCTGCACTTAGTTTTAAGCATGACCGTTTACGGCCACATAGCAAATCTCTTTAAAGACCTCGCGGCAGGGAAAGAGCCACGCGAAGTAACCGTAGAAAACTTTCCAAAAGTATTTATGGACGCGTTCCTAACAGCGGGCGGTCTTGGGTTTTATGGCGATTTGATGATCGGCGCTATTGGAGAGCAACGCATGGGAAAAGGACTTGCAGAGGCAGTTGGCGGTCCCGTTCTTGGCAACGCGATTCGGTCGCTAAGAGCATTGGGCGATCTTGGTGAATATGCTCTTGGCGATGATGAAGCGTTAGACCGCGCCGCATACAAGGGCTTACGCGCTGCAAAACAAATGATACCGGGTGCCAATATTTTCTACACCAGACAGGCACTGGATTATTTAGTTTGGTGGGAAATGGCCGAGTATCTACGCCCTGGTTGGGCGCAAGACTTTGAAGAGAGAGTGCGAGAAGAAACCGGGCAAGAGTTCTATCGAAAGCCCACCGAATCCGTCTACGGCGGTTTATTAAACTAGGACAAAATCAATGGCAGTTTCGGCAACAACGTCTACCGTAAGTTTTACGGGTAATGGAAGCACAACGGAATTTGCAGTAACGTTTGCGTTTCAAGGAACAGGCACAACCGCAGAAATTGAGGTTGTTGAGCGTGTCATTGCAACGGGCGCAGAGACGGTCAAAAGCAACCCGTCTAATTTTACGGTCACAGGCGGCAACGGCAGTACCGGAACGGTCATTGCTGCATCTGCTCCAGCAGACACGGTGCAATGGCATATTCGTCGCACGACAACGCGCACCCAAACTACCGATTACATTGCCAATGACCCATTCCCCGCAGAAACACACGAACTTGCTCTTGACCGTCTTGCAATGTCTCAGCAAGAAATCCAAGAAGAGTTAGATAGAACGTTCAAGGTTTCACGAACAAACGCAATTACAACACCGGAATTTGTTGATAATGCAAGCACCCGTGCAAACAAAATTTTAGGTTTTTCTAGTGACGGTAATACTCTTGAAGCAATTACAGGAAGAGTAAACTCTGTTAGTGTTTCAAACGTTGCTGTCGATGGTAGTGGTGATAGTCAGGCTGCAACCGTGGCATTTACTGCCAGCACTGGCGCTCTTGCGTTGGGCATTCCGGTTGGGTCAAACGGAGCGACGGGCTCGACCGGATCACAAGGCCCAGATGGCGTCGGCGGTCTGCCGTACACCTTTAGTACCACAACAGCTGACGCCGATCCTGGCGCGGGCGTGATCCGGTTGAACAACGGAACGCTCGGTAGTGTCTCGCAGATATTTATAGATGACTCAACTGCCGCGTCAGGTAATCCCGATGTTAGCGCGTTCATTCTTACGTGGGACGACTCGACGCAAACGAGCGACCGTGGACAAGTGACTATCGTTAAAAAGGCCGCGCAACAAAATTTCGCAACGTACAAAATATCGGATGCTTCGGTAGACGCTTCGGGTTATGTAAAACTGAATTGCACTCACGTTGTAAGCAACGGCAGCTTTAGCAATAGCGACGCGGTGCTTGTGTCGTTTGTGCGAACAGGCAACGCGGGCAGTCTTGCCGATCCAATGACGACACGCGGCGACATCATCGTGCGCGACAGTTCAAACGCGACAGCGAGACTTGCGGTTGGCAGCGCAAACACAGTTTTAAAATCTGATGGCACTGACGCGGCATATGGTCAAGTGGCGACCGCAATGATAGCCGACGACGCCGTGAGCCTTGCTAAGATGGCGAGCGGCACCGACGGTAACCTCATCACCTACGATACGTCGGGGAACCCAGCGCACGTCGCGACCGGAACAAGCGGGCAGGTGTTGACGAGCAACGGCGCGGGCGCGGCTCCGACGTTTCAGGCTGTGGCTGGTGCTCTTGAATTTCTTGGAAGCACAACCGCTAGCTCCAGCGCAAGCATTAGTTTCACTTCGTTGATGTCAAGCGATCACGACAATTATATGTTTGTTTTCAACGGGATGCGCCCTGCGACAGATGGTGCTGAACTTCATATGCTTCTCAGCACAAATAATGGCTCGTCGTTTCTGAGCAGCAGCTATGCGTTTGTGATCCCCAGCATTTTCTTCATAGGCGCAAGCGGCAACGGTGGTAACACGGAATCAACGAGCACATCTACAATCCAAATTAGCAGCGGTATGGGCAATGACGCAGACGCAGGTGTGACGGGGAACTTGTACGTTTGGAATGTCAACGATTCAGCAAAGCGCACATCCGTTTACTTCGAATGGATCGGCGAAGAAGGTAGCAATGTTGGAGCCGCTGGTCATAGCTGGGGGTTCCATCTCACCGCAGCAACTCATAACGCAGTTCAATTCAAGTTTAATACCGGCAACATGGCCGACGGGGTTGTGAAAATGTTCGGTATTAAGAACAGTTAGGAATTTGACAATGGCTCGACACAAAACGGTCGTGACGCCGAGCGGCTCTGAAAACATTGAAATAACTGGCGACGAACTTGCTGCCCTTGAAGCAGCCGAAAAAGCGTGGGCTGACGGCGCGACCGGCCGAGCGTGGGCTGCGCTACGAGAAAAACGAAACGCTCTCCTTGCCGACGAAACCGTAATGTGGATCATTGTTATTTTTATGTTCATGCCATCGGACGTTGACCAAAACGCACTTTTAGTGACCCACTTAAACGACCAGCCGCTTCAATTTTCTAAAATTGAACACTGTTATGAACATGTGACAAAAAATCTCGACGGTCTGAAAGTTTTGGCGCGCGAGCATTACGGTAACTCTCCTATTGCAAAGATTGACTGTGTAAAAAAGAGTACGGAAGTATGAACGATCTTAAAAACATTGGCGATGCAGCGGCAGGGGTGACAGGATTCGCCGCTTTTTTTGAATGGTTACCAACAATCGCCGCAGCGTTGACCGTAATTTGGTACACCGCTCGCATTGGTGAATGGATGTGGGAAAAATGGAAAAAGCAATAGCCGCTGTCGCGGCTCTTTTTTTGCTTTGCGCTTGCGTAACTAAAGCGCAGACACCGCCGGACAAAACTCAAGTGCAGATGGAATTTCCTGTCCCGTCAATTTTGCGTCAAGCAAAATACCCGTGCTGGACCGGCAATGAATTGCATGAACAAATTCGTAAATTTGGGATGACGGTTGTCCATCGCGGATTGGTCAGCAAAAACATTGACCCTTCGCAGCCGTTAGTTGAGATTTTTCAAAACGAAGAACATTTTGCCATTTTAATTGTTTACCCAAATCATCAAGTAGTTTGCTCAATGCTCGTTGGAGAGTCATTAGATGGAGCTTGACGCTCGTATGCTGATAACGCTGGGCGGTATGGCGGCTTCAATTATTACCAGCTTCATCGTC